CTGTAACCATGCGATCTAAATGCTGCTTTGCATATTCCATCGTTAGACCTTTGACGTTCTCGCATATGATAACCTTCGGCATCATCTCACCTGCAATCCGAATCATCTCCCATGTCAAATCTTCGATGTTCTTCTGCTTCATACCGTAAGCCATCTTTTCTTTACCCCAACCCGCCTTCTTAGTTCCAGACATGGAGAAAGGTGGACACGGCGGCGAACCATCCATGATATCTAATTCGTATTTCTTTAGACCTGTCATCTCCATAATCTGTTGTCCAGTTACATCCTTGATATCACCGCATATGTGTGGAGTGTCTGGCCAGTTTGCAAGATAGGTATCAACTGCGACTTGCTGAAATTCATTCACAAAACGACAATCACCACCCGCCAGTTTATAACCAGCAGATGATCCACCGCCGCCTGCGAAGAAGGAGATGTATGAGAATAGTTTTCGATCAGAAGATTCTTTAAGCTCGTCTAGTGTGTAGCGATAATATCTCATCCAAAAAATTCCTCTAGTGTTCCAACTTCATCGTTTTTCATTCTATAAGAATAACACAAACACTTAGCTAAGTCAAGTCCCTTAGCTAAAGAAATCCTCTAAACTATTCTGCGAACCATAACTGTCATCAATGTGCCAAAGTATTTTTTCTGTGATGAATTTCAATGGTTCAATAAAACTCTTCTCGAACTGTGTATCATAGTCTATTTTACTCACAATGTCAAGTTCTTTTGGAACTTCTGTCATAAAAGAAAAGGCTGATGATTGATATATGTTTGGTTGTTTCATATGAATAAAACGAATTTTGTCACCTTCTTGTATAAGAGGATATTTGTTTTCTAGTTTGTGTTTGCTCACCAGATGATTATACAATATTGCACCTTTCACATGAATAGGAGCACCCTTACCAAACAATGACGATTCACCTTTAAACTTTTGCACACCATTACAACTTCTTGGATACGCAATTTCTTTCGGGTCAAGTTTCATAAACTCTTCACGAAAATCTTGTATAAAATCATTTAACATTTTCTCATCACCACTCATAATAATCTTGAGTGCTGATTTAATCTTATCACGGCATGGTGCAGGAGTTGATGACTTGACTGCTTCAATACCCATGATTTTCAGTTTTGGTTCTTTGTATCGAACACCTTCCATGTCATAAACATTTAGAATATATCTTTTCTTTGCAGTCCATATACCTTTGTCTGCAATTGCTTCTCTTCCCATTTCCATCTTCTGGGAATATGCATTCATTATTTTAGCAAGAACTTTGTAAGAATTATCAATAAATGGTTCCAACTTCTCTTTTGCAATTTTATCCAAGAAGGCGATAACTTTTTCAGTTTCAGCTCCCTCATTAAACACTTTATTAACCAATTTGTCAAAAGTGATATATACAGAGTCCGTATCTGACGCAACAACATAATCAATCTCCTTTGTTTTTAGAATCGTGTTAAGATAAGTGTTAATACTTTTTTCAATCCATCGAATAGATAATTGACCAGAAGTTGTAATTGCTGTAGCAACCATAAGATCATAATACCGAAACCAACTATTCCCAATTGCCCCATAAACTGAATTGAGAGAAATCTTTTTTGCCATTTGGATATTGTTATATCGGGATATATCTTTGAGAAGTTTTTTGTCTCCAGTGTCTTCAAATTGTTGTCTAGCTTCAAGCGTAAGTTTTTTATACTTGACTCTATCATTATACATATTCTCCATTAATTGCGGCAGAAATCCTTTCGTGTCTTTCCGAAAAAATGCACCGTTTGGAGTCATACACAATGAAGATTTGTTTGTGGTTTTACCTTCTAGGATTTTATCAACCATACCTTCAACAATGTCGTCTCCACTATTCACCAAAGTTTCTGGTGAAATATTATATTGCATAATCAAATGAGGATACAATGAATTCAAATCAAAAGACATTATCCAATTATGCATACCAACTTGTGGAACTTTTACATAAGCACCCTCAAATTTTTCAGTCTTTTTTGATTCCGTTTTTCTTGGAATAACAATATTCTTTTTTCTTAGATGATTGTAAATTACAACATCCCAATAACGAACTGTACCAAGAACATCAGTATAATTAACTTTACCATCATAAGCCATAGTCAAACACAACTCAATCAGTCGCATTTTGTCTTCTAGATTATCGACAATCTCAACGTCTTTGATGTTGTATTCAATGAAAGATTGATAATCTTTTTGATACCATTCTCTGAATGTCTCATATGGATTACCGTCTTTACGTTCACCCAGTTCAACAAATGCAATATGATCCAGTGTGTAACGTTCTTGGTTTGTGTATGTAAACTTACGATACAAGTCAAGATAGTCAAGAGCAGCAACACCATAGATATTGTAAATCTGATGTTTACGGCCCATCTTATAAACTTCACGCTCTTGAACTTGTTGCCAAGGCGATAGACGGTTTATTGATTCTTCACCAAAGATATTTCTAATACGATTACAAAGATATGGAATATCAAAGAATTCTGTATTCCATCCTGTAATTACATCAGGACACATTAATTGCCAATCATAAAGAAAACGTTCAAACAAATCACGTTCATTATTACAATGAATATAAGTTACATCTTCACGATCATTTTCGAAAGAATGTAATCCCCAGACTTTTATTTTCTTGTCTTGATGATTTTTTATCGTGATTGAAAGCAATGGTTCTGCTGCATCTTGGGGATTTGGAAAACCATTTTCACATTCAACTTCAATATCAATCGTTACAATTAATAGTTTGTCTATATCCCATTTAACATCATTTGGATGTTGGTCAGAGATATAACAATAATTGTATTGATTATTACCAAACACAATGTCTTGGTCTTTTCTGTCGTTATACCAATCTTTAGCATCACGAATAGAATCAAATTTATTAGGCCGAACATGTCTACCGTCGAGAGTCTTGTATCCTGTTGGTTTATTTACAAGATCAAACAGTGTTGGTTCATATCGAATTCTTTTTTGTACTCGTTGATTATTTTCAACTGCTCTTACAAGAAGAGTGTTGCCCCACTGAATAACATTTGTGTAGAAGTTCATTATAAAAGTATACCATGATTGATATTATTTGTCAAGGGTAAATGGTGTAGTAACGATATATTTTCTTGATGGATTTACCATCACATTTGATCGCCTCATAAAATCACGATTAAATAGCAATGGACTTCGACCTTCTCTATTGTCTAATAGTATTTCAACATCTTTATAGATTGAACCAGCAAATTCTATATCTAACAAAATAGCATATCTTTCTTCTGTATAATTGTTCAACCCACCAACATCAACTTTTACAGTTCTTTGAAGTTTGCTTGTCAATGTTTTACCGTTATATGACCAAGTAACTTTTTTACCATTAACATCAATCTTATCAGCATGTATAGTTGAAGCTGATGCAGAATTGCCTGTATCAAATTTTGCTTGTATTTCACCAAAAGGTTTTATTGATACAATTTCTCTATGGCCAATTTCTAGTGCAGTATATCTCCAATTTGATTTATTCTTGAAATGTTCTATCAATTCTTTAAGAATATTATTACCAGTTGCTTCTTCAATACCTTCAGTGCCAGGAGAACTATTCACTTCAAGTACAAAAGTATCCTTACCTTTTTTAATGAAATCTACAGCAGTCCATACGCCATTTACAGCTTTATCAGCTTTCAAACATATACTAATTTCCTCGTCAGATAGTTTATATTGTTTTACTTTAGCACCTCTAGAATAGTTACTTCTAAAATCACCCTTTAGAACATCTCTACGCATTGTAGCTTGAATTTTTCCATTGAGCACAATTACACGCACATCAAAATCAGATTTAATATATGTTTGTAATAGAATTTCTGTTTCGGCATCTTGTTTCCATAGTAACTGTACTAAGGAACTAAGTTGTCTTTTAGATTCTATAAAAATAACACCAATACCTTTAGAACCACGTAACGTCTTTAAAATCAGTGGATAGTCTTCACCAATGATATCTAGACTACTCTGTAGTTGTTCCTCAGACTGTAACAATGAAGTTTTGGGAGTAGGTATACCAGAATCAGATAATCGCAGCGAAGTCCAATATTTGTCAGCACACATTTCAATTGTTCGTCTTGAATTGACACAACATATTCCCATCTTTTCTAGTTGGGAAACCATA